AAACCCAGAGTTTCCGGTTCGCCCAGAGAGCCCTCGGCACACGTCTTCGCGCACCGAGTCCTCGACGCGCTAGGGGCGGTCTACGTCTTCGTGTGGCAGGCGGCCCTCTTGTACGTCTTCATCATCTTCTGTCTCACCACACATCACTGAGGTGAGTCCTGGTTCTAGTGCTCAACCTCGCCGCATGGCCTGGCCAGGCGCTACCCGTCCCCTAGCGGGACTGAGCATCACATCCTTGGGCACGATGCTAAACTGCCCACCCCATACTGACGGGTCCGGTCGCTTCGGGGGTCGGAGGGGTTGCGCACCTCGACCGGCTTGAGTTCGGGGGGAATCCCCATCGGTGGCGACGTCTAGAACCGCCTGCCGACAATGAACCCGGCCGCACCCGTCAGCCCGATGGTCCGGTGCTGCCCGCCTCTTTAGGCTGGACCCGGGCCATCAGGCACACACATAGGAGGCTGACATGCTCACGTTTGTTCTGCTCGTTCTGGCCCTGGTGTGCTTCGTCGGGGCCGCCATCAACGTGCCTACCCGGGTCAACCTCGTCGGGCTCGGGCTTGCTCTCGTCACGATCACCTGGATCGCCCCGCTCGTGTGAGCACTACTATACGCTACCGTTAGCACCCGCTATACGCTACCGTTCGCCGCCCTGCACTATGCAGATAGTATCCCACCCGCTATACAGATAGTATCGGAGGTCCCGTGCCCAGGAAGTCTGGAGCGAAGCAACCTCCGCTGGCCGAGTCCAAGAACATGGTCATCAGCGCCATTGCCTCTGGTGCACTGGTCCGCGACGCCATGGCGTCCGTGGGTCGGTCCGAGGAGACCTACAACGACTGGCGCAAGAAGGATGCCGTCTTCCGACTCGCGGTGGACTCCGCCCGTGAGGTTCGTGCCGCGGCCCTGGAGCGTTCCATCGACCCGGACAAGTTGTCCATCTCCTTCGAGCAGTTCCGTAAGACGTTCCTCTACATGGACACTTACCGCCACCAGCGTGCGTGGATCGACCTCGTAGAGGGCCGCGAGTACGAGCCCATCGAGGGCGAGCAGTACACCCCCGGGTCGAAGAACCGCATCCTGATCAACACGCCCCCGTTCCACGCCAAGTCCTCGACGCTCACCATCGACTACCCCGTGTACCGGATCTGCATGAACCCGAACGTCCGCATCATCATCGTCTCGAAGACGCAGGCTCAGGCGAAGAAGTTCCTCTACGCCATCAAACTCCGTCTGACCGACCGCCGCTGGGCCGCCCTCCAGGCGGCCTACGCCCCGGATGGCGGGTTCTCCGGTGGGTCCGGTGAGTGGTCGTCTAACAAGATATACGTAGGTGCTTCCGACTCCGGCGAGAAGGACCCCACGATTGAGGCGCTCGGTATCGGCGGGCAGATATACGGCGCCCGCGCAGACCTCATCATCCTGGACGACATCGCGGATCGCTCCAACGCTCACGATTTCGACAAGCACATCAACTGGCTCGATCAGGAAGTGGCGAACCGTCTCTACGGCGGCACCCTCCTGGCTGTCGGTACCCGCGTCGGGGCGCAGGATGTCTACTCCGAACTGATGAACCCGGACCGCTACCTCTCCCAAAGGTCCCCCTGGACGCACCTGGCCCAGCCCGCCGTCCTGGCCTATGCCGACAAGACGGAAGAGTGGCAGACCCTGTGGCCTCGCTCCTCACGCCCCCTGGACCTTGACTCCGAGGAGGTCCCCGACGACCGCGGTGAGTACCGGGCGTGGGATGGCCCCAAGTTGTCCGTCATGCGCGAGTCCATCGCCCCGCAAACGTGGTCACTGATCTACCAGCAGCAGGCACAGAACTCGTCCTCGACGTTCTCGCCTATCTGCGTGTGGGCCTCGGTGAACCGCATGCGCAAGCCCGGTCCGCTACATGCCGGAGCGATGGGCCACCCCAAGGGCGGCGGGGAGGGCATGTTCACCATCGCCTCGATGGACCCGGCGATGACCGGGGAGACCTTCACCCTCGTGGAGAAGGTGGAGCGCGGGAGCAAGAAGAGGTTCGTGGAGAACGCATGGGTACAGGCGTCCCCGTCTCCGACCTACATACGCGACATCATCAAGTCGGTCACCATCGAGTATGGCGTGAACGAGTGGGTCATCGAGCAGAACGCCTTCCAGTTGTTCCTTGTTCGTGACCCGGAGATCACCACCTTCCTAGCGTCGCGTGGCGTGCGGCTCACGCCACACTACACGTCCCGGAACAAGATCGATCCCGACTTCGGGGTTGCGTCACTCGGCCCGCTGTTCGGTTCCGTCAGGAAGATCAACGACGGTGCTGGCCGTGAGGTCCACAACAACGACAACCTGATCTCCCTGCCTGACCCGGAGTTCTCCCAGGGCATCAAGGCGCTCATCGAGGAACTGATGATCTGGATTCCCGGTAAGCGTGGCAAGGAACTCCGTCAGGACGGGCCCATGGCGCTGTGGTTCGCAGAGTTGCGGGCCCGGGAGATCCTGGGTGATGGCCGCGCGAAGGTCGAGAAGTTCTTCTACAAGTCCAGGTTCACATCCCGGTTCGGGATGAGCAAGAGGTATGTCGTTCCTGTCAACGGGTATGTCGGCGCGTAAGGGGTGAAGCATGGTTAGCAGCACGTATCTGGCGCCCGATGAAGCACTGGGGCAGCGTGTCGAGGCAATCAAGGCTCGCTACCAGGCGCGCGACGTGCGCGCACGGCAGGTCAGGGCCGTCCGCCACGGTGACTTCGATCAGGTGTCGGCCGGGATCTTCAACGATGAGTGGCCCAGGCCCATCGTTGCCAACATGATCGACGTCCTGGCCCGCCATGCGGCCGCCGCGTTCTCCCCCCTCCCGACGATCACCTGCTCGTCCGGTACCATGGGTACCGATGTGGCGCGTCAGCGCGCCGACAAGCGCACCAAGATCGCCAACGGCTACATTGCGGCGTCCGATGTCCGCTCCCAGATGCAGACCGGTGCCGACCAGTTCAACACTTATGGCATACTTGTTGCCTGCGTCGAGCCCGACTGGAGCCGCAAGATCCCCGGGATCTACTACGAGGACTCGATCAGCGTCTATCCCGTGTGGGATCGGCAGGGGAACACCGTCGAGGTGGTCCGCCTGTTCGACCGTACCGAGGTCGAACTCGTCGCTGAGTACCCGAACCTTGAGGGCAAACTGCGGGGCATGGGATTCCGTGCTCGTAGCGCGGGCGCTTCGGACGTCATCGAGGTTGCCAAGTACGTCTCGGCCACCCGCATCGTCTACTTTCTGCCCAAGAACGGGAACTTGATCCTCCAGGACATCGTGAACCCCATGGGGCGTTGCACCTACGTGTGCACCAAGAAGCCCAGCCTGGATGCCGAGATCCACGGCTCGTTTGATGACCTGATCTACGTCCAACTGGCACGGCACGTCTTCCAGATGTACGCGCTGGAGGCGGCAGATCAGGCAGTCAACGCGCCCATCGCCGTCCCGGCCGATGTTCTCGACATCCCCATGGGCCCGAATGCCATCATCAAGTCTCAGAATCCGCAGGGTATCGGTCGCGTGCACCTTGAGGTTCCCTCGGGCGTGTGGGCCGCAGCGGAGTCGCTCAAGCAAGAGATCCAGTACGGGGCCATCAGCCCCCAGGCTCTCGGTGGCAGCGTCGATGCCACGGTCGTGACCGGTCGCGGTGTCCAGGAACTCATGGCGGGGTACTCCCAACAGGTCTCTATGGGCCAGCAGACGCTCGTCCGTCACTTCGAGCAGGTCATCGACCTCTGTTTCGAGATGGACGAGACGCTGTGGCCCGACGGGCCCAAGGATGCCCGGGGGATGGCAGACGGTTCCCACTACCGTCTCACCTACACGCCCTCGAAGGACATCGACGGCGACTACTCGTCCGAGATCGTCTACGGCGGTGTCGCCGGGATGGACCCGAACCGCGGTCTGGTGTTCCTGCTCCAGACCCTCGGTGGCGGGATCGTCTCCAAGGAGTACGTGCGGCGCACCCTCCAGGCCGACATCAATCCCTCCGGCGAAGAGCAGCAGATCGCGCTGGAGGAAGTACGCTCTGCCCTCCTACAGGGTGTGGCGGCGTACATGCAGAGCATCCCCGCTGTGATTGCACAAGGAGGAGACCCCTCCGAGGTCATCATGAACGGTCTCGCCATCACGGAGGCGCTACAGAAGAATCAGTCCCTGGAATCAATCCTGGGTGACCTGTTCAAGCCTCCGCCCCCTCCGCCTCCGGCCCCGGATCAGTCTGGTCAGCCGGGGGGGATGGAGGGGATGGTGCCTCCGGGCACAGCGGCGGCAGCCGGTGGCGCTCCTTCCGGCCTGGCCGGGGTCAACCCGAACGTGGCGTCCCAGGGTCCGGGCGGTAAGCCCGACCTGTCGATGATGTTCGCAGGCATGTCATCCAGTGGCAAGCCTAACCTACAGGCGGGCGTGTCTCGTCAGCGCCCCGTCGGCTGATGGGGGTGTTGTAGATGGCAGATGCACACGGTGGCTACCGCGCCCCGCAGTCCCCGGCCGCAGTATCGGGTCCTGGCAGGTTCGCCAAGCGAACCGACAGCCAGCCGGTGACCGACATCCCCAACGCCGCCTACGGTGAGCAGGCTGCATTCCGCAGCATCCAACAGGGAGCACCCATGGCAGCGGCCCAGGGCACGCCTCCAGCCGCCGCTCCTGGCGATGCTCCTCCTGGCGTCACCCCGCTCACGGCACCCTCACAGCGTCCGAACGAACCGATAACCTCTGGTGCAGATGTCGGGGCCGGACCCACGTCGGCCGTTCTAGGTATCCCCAATACCCCGCATGACCGGCGTAGTCAGGACGCCCAGGATCTCCAGCCATCGATCCAGGCCATGATCGCCTACGCCGAGTCCACTCATGCGTCTCCCGGTTTCCGCCGTTATGTCCGAGAGATCATCGCCAACAGTTAGGAGCCGAACCTGTGACTAGTGTCTTCTCGCGCATCGGCGCCGCATACCAGGCGGGCGTGCCGTTCGGCGCGGCCCTTGGTGTGGCGCAGAACACGCCCGACGACAACACGGCCGCAGCCTTCGGCTACGTCGCCCCGCAACCCGCGGCCCCCGTGGCCGCTACCACAGCGCCATCGCAGTCCACGGCCACGGCCGCTACCCCGACTCCGGCCGTCCCCAACCAGGTATACGCGCACTGGGCTGACGTCCCCCGGGCCAACGGGTTCTGGAACAAGGTCGGCTCCATCGCCTCGAACGTCGGTCACGTTCTCCAGAATGCCATGGTGAACGCTGATAATGCCCCGGGGGGGCACTGGGTCTTCACCAACGCCAACAAAGGGGTGGAGTTCACCGGCAATCTGATGGAGGCCAATCTTCGGACCATAGGCCAGAAGGTCAAGGAGGGGCAGGCGCAGGGCGGGATCGGTGGTTACTTCAAGTCGGCCAGCGGCCTCGCATATCAGGGGCTCGGTTCCGGGTGGTTGCTCAACGACAAGGAATGGCTGTCCAACTGGGACAAGTCCGTCAAGGCCCAGTCCTCTGTCTCCCAGGTCGCATGGCTCGGAACAAAGAGCGCCCTTGCGGGCGACCCCTACGCCGACTACTCTCTCCTGGATGACCCGGCCAAGAAGCAAGACCGCGAGGAATACTTCTCGTCCGGCGCGGCGAAGTGGGTCACCGGTGCCGGTGACGCGATGTGGAACCTTACGATGGACCCGGTTATCTGGGGCGCCAAGGCTGGCGCCGTCGTCAAGGCGGGCAGAGCGGTACTCGGCGCCAAGGACGTGGCCCAAGCGTACGATATCACCCATGGCGCTGTGATCGCAACCAAGGTCAGTGGTAAGACCAAATCCTTCATGGGTAGCGTCGATGACCTTATCGCCGTGCACGAAGCCGCAGCGACCAGCCCGGGAAGCGGCGCCGCTTTGGTGAAGTCGCGCCTGCTGGCGCAGGTTACCGACCCTGGTGGTATTCTGGGCCAACTCGACCACGCCGATGTCGCCTTCCCTACCGATGCGGTAGCGCGCAACCTCGCAAAGCACGACATCTTCTACGCCGGGGCGGGGGACCGCCGCGCCCTAGCGGCGCTGGAGCAGCAGTCGAAGATCCTCTCTGCCTCCCTGCATGGTATCCTGCGTCCCAACATCGATGCCGAGATAGTGCAGTTGGAACACCTCTCTGCTCCCGAGAAACTCGGTGACGTTCTCCACCGCGTCTCCGACTCCATCCCCGTGCAGAATGAGATCGCCGCACAGGCCGATGAGATCGCCAAGGGGTTCGACGCCATCAAGGCAGCCGGGCAGATCCCTACGGCAGCAGACCTCGCGGCTGCCGACGAGTTCACCAAAGAGGGCATCAGGAACATCGACCGCGTACTTGCGGTCGGAACCGCTCACGCGGGTACCGTTGCTGACATGCTCCCCGGGGCCGTGGGTGAGATCCGAACGGTCCAGCGCGCCAAGGGTATCGTCGCACGCGAGACTGCTACGATCAAGAAGACCATCAACAACGGTGTAGGCCTTCGCCCGATCCACCTTGTTACCGGGACGCACATTCCCCAGACGGCCTCGCTCTCGGCCGACGACTTCCCGGATCTGTTCCGGGCCGCGACCCAGCGCGCGCGCATGGCCTTCAAGGGCGACCCTGCGGCTACGAAGTTTGTCAAGGCCGAGACCCTCAAACTGGACGACCGTATGGTGAAGGCCGCCAGTCAGAATATCGACGCGGCGCGCCGGGAGCGCGGCAACATCCTGAATGAGTTCAACACGTTGATGGAAGATCAGACCGTGGCTAAGTATGCCGACGCCGCTGACATTGCCGACCAGAACTCACTTCGGGCCATCATCAAGGACACTATCACTCGTCGCACATCCGAGGCGCGTGCCATTCAGGATCGCGCCTACCGGGCACACGCAGCCGGTGAGCGTGCCACTATGACTACTCCCGATGGTATCCATATCTTTAAGGAAGGGTTCGGCGGCCCGTTCGCTGGCCCCCAAATGAAGGACGTCACGTCCATAGTCGATTGGGCCAAGGTCGTCAAGACCGCTGAGAGGTCCCGACTCTCTGGCTGGAAGGCCCACGCTACACAGACGGGCGCGAAGACCTGGGAAATCAGTGATGCCATTCTGTCACAGTTCAACGACATATGGAAGGTCTCCACGCTGTTCCGCCCCATCGCCTACGCCATCCGTGTCCAGGGCGATACGCAGTACCGTCTGTATTCGATGCTTGGCGCGATGGAGGATGGCCTGAATGCCCTCAAGGGCTCCAGGAACGTTCTCAGGAACAACTTCAAGACCACGACCGTAGGCGAAGCCGAGTTCATGAACACTCGGACGGCGGCCTCCGCGACTATCCGACGCATTGACCGCGCCCTGGCGAACGAGAACCCCTCGCCCGAGATGGTCAAGACTCTCACCGGGCAGAGGACTGCGATGGAGGCGGTGCTCGAAGAGAAGTACCAGCCACCCCTGGATGCCCTTGCCCGCGAGAACGTGAAGCGACGCATCAAGGGTACCGATCTGGAGACTCGGATCGGTACGTCCCTGGACGTCCGCGATCCGTACTCCTCGGCCGCGGAAGCAAGCCGGGGTAACGCGGAACTCTCCGCGTCGCAGTCCAATGCGTCACTGTGGATCTCCAACGAGAAGTCTCAACTCGGGGAGTTCCGCGCCACGGGTGAGCGCCAGCACATCACCGCGGACGCCGCCACCTATGAACAGCGGTATGTAGATTTCGTCAACCGGATCATCCGTAACGACCGCGTTGGCTCGCAGATGCTCGCCGGGGTCGATGACCAGCAGATCCTGAACTGGCTCAAGGACCCGGTGAACGACGCCTACGTCAAGGCCGTAGCCAAGACGGGTCAGACTGCGGAAGATATCGTCACCACGATGCGGCAGCAGGTGGACCTCGTTCTCCCCACGTCCGAGAGTAAGGCCCTGGCCTCTGGTGGCAACATCACCAAGGGCAACATCAAGAGGATCTTCCCGACCGCCGCCGACCGACCGGCCGTTCCGTTCGAGGTCAAGGAGCCGGTAAGTACCAACGCTGCCGTACAAAAGTTCAACAAGACCCGGAACCAATACTTCAACCTCACCTCGGGCATCCCCGAGACCATCCTTGGTCGCCACCCGTTCTACGTCCACTCGTACCGCGCACACATGCAGCGCATGATCAACAACGTGGCGGACGACGCCGGGGCCCTGACCAACGGGCAGATCGGGAGTATGCGCAAGGCGGCTAGCGTCCTGGCGAAGCGGGATATGTCGAGCATCATGTTCGACCTCTCGAAGAAGTCGAACGCCACCTACTCGCTGCGCTTCCTGTCTCCGTTCTACGCCCCGTGGGCAGACACCATGGAGAAGTGGGCGCGCATCACCGGGATTACGATGGGTGTCCCAATCATCCAGGCGGGCAAGGCATTCCAGGGTATCAACAAGGCGTTTGTCGTTACCAACTCCGACGGCAACCAAATCCTCGGCAACGGCGACGTCGTTGATGACAAGGGCAATGTCATCGGCTGGGAGAACCCGCTCCTCTCCGGGAGTGCGCACATCCCGATTCCCGACTTCCTCAAGAAGTGGTCTGGCGCGAAGGACCTCAAATTGTCGAAGAACAGCGCGAACATCATCTTTCAGGGTGATCCATTCTACCTTCCCGGTCCCGGCCCGATGATGTCCGTTCCCGCGAACGAGATCATGACCATGGCCCTGCCGGAGATGTTTGGGTCCAATCCGACCTGGGCCAATCACCCGATAGCGAAGTGGCTCCTGCCGTTCGGGACCACGGACGCTACGGTCGTTGACCAGTTCTTCCCCTCGTGGGGCAGGAACCTCAAGTCTGCCCTTGAGGCAGACTTCTCAGATCGACGGTATTCCCAGACCTTCGCGCAACTCATGGCGGAAGAGATGCGCTCGGTCCGTAAGGGCGACGTCACCTATGCCTCGCAGGGCGAACTCAAGACGGCCGTGGCTAACAAGACCCGTAACTGGTTCTTGCTCAAGTTGTTCGGGTCCGAGATGCCCGTGTCCACCCAGCCGACCTCGACGCTCCAGTTCTACAAGGACAAGTGGAACGAGTACCAGAGGACGTATGGCCTCGACGCCAGGGACAAGTTCTACGCGGACTACCCGGACTACTTCGAGTTGGCGATCAACCTCTCGGTGAACGAGACGGGGATCGCCGCGACAGATCAAGCGTGGAACGCGGTCCAGAAGTACCGTACCGACATCGCGGGCAACCCGTCGCTCGGGTGGTTCTTTGCCGGGGCTGCGAACTTGGGCGGAGACTTCTCCGCGGGCGTCAACACGGCCGAGAATGCCCAGACCGTCGGCCCAGGTACCGGGACGCACTTCCGGTCCGCCAAGAGCCCCGAACAGGCCATCGCGGACGTACAGGTGCAGAAGGGCTGGTACGACTACCACAAGGTCGTTACGGCCCTGGACCTGAAACTCCAGGAGCGCGGGTTGACCTCGATGAGCCAGAAGGGCGCGACGGACCTCAAGGATATTCGGGATCAGTTTGTCGCCCAACTCAAGGTCGAGAACCAGTCCTGGGCTGCCGAGTTTGGACAGCAGGGCGGTGACAAGGTGTCGCAGTTCCTCACCTTCGCGGCGACCTCGGTCAAGGCCCACCCGGAACTTGGGGACCGGGCCGACATCCAGGCCCTCGCCCAGTACGTCCAGGTGCGCAACTCTATCAAGGCACAGTTGGAGGCTCGCGGTCTGAGCAACCTGACGGCCAAGAGGGCCGATGACCTGTCGGCTATCTGGGACACGTTTACGACCCAGTTGCGTAACGAGAACCTTGGGTTCAGCCAGATGTGGAGCCGCGTTCTCTCGCGCGATGATATGAGTGGAGGCGACTGGAACAGTGGCAATGCTACGAAGTGACACCACTCCGTCCCCGTTTGCGACCCCGGCCGCTGGCGGCCAGGCGATTGCGACCGGGGGAAGCGCGTCCGCCAACGCTCAGGCTTCCATCGACGCCCTCCCTGGCGCCAACGCCTCTGGTAGCGCCGCGCCAGCGGCAGGCACGGCGGACGCGCGAAGCGTCTACTTCGGCACGACGCCGAGGCGGGGAGGACCGGGACGGCACCCCGGCGATATCGACCCGCGCACCGGCCCGTCCCCGGCCGTGGACAAGACCATGAACGCCGCCGAGGCTGTTGCTAGTTTCTGGGCCTGGTCCGACGCCCAGCGCAAGGCTTTCGGGGATCACCTAGTGGCCCTTGGCCTCGCCTCCGCGGCCGACGCCACCAGAACGCCCGTACTCCTGGGGGCCTGGACGGACGCTGTGGACGCGGCTGCCAACTTCTACACCTCGGGCAAGAAGAAGGTCACTCCGTGGGACGCCCTGAGCGGCATCGCCGGTATTGAGGGAACGGTCGGCAAGGCTGCCGGTGGGGCACGGTCCTATACCTCTACCAGTATTGACCTCACATCCCCAGAGGCAGCCAGGGCGCTCATCACCGATGAACTCTCCAGGCGTCTAGGGCGTGCGGCTAATGACGGCGAGGTCAGCGCCTTCACGAATACGTTGAACGCCGCCCAGCGGGCCAACCCGACCGTGACCCAGACCACCCAGTCGGCCGATCAGGCCGTCCAGGGGTCTTCATCGTCCACGACCAGCGGCGGGGTCGATGCCGCCGCGGCAGGACAGATGGCGACAGACTACGCGAAGTCGCGGCCCGACTACGCAGAGTACCAGGCTGCCGGTACCTACATGAACTACCTGTTCAACGCCCTCCAGGCCCCGGTCAAGATTTAGGGGTGGGTCATGGCAACCATCGTACCCGAGACCTTGCCCATCCACCAGGCGGGCGAGGGGGTCATCGCGGTCGAGAACCCATTCGCCCATCTCCAGGTGAAGATCCCGCCCGAGGCGGACTACGCCAAGGCCATGGCGGCCACGGGTACGCCCGCCACTGACATAGTGGCCCAGGCCAAGAAGATGCTGGGCACTCCGTACAAGTGGGGCGGGAGCGGCCTGCTCGGGGTTGACTGCTCTGGGCTCGTCCAGTATGTGTTCCGACAGATGGGCAAGGACCTGCCCAGGCTCTCCAGTCAGCAGGCCGCGGCCGGTCAGCGGATCGGTCTGGACAAGTTGCAGGTTGGTGATTTGGTTGCGTGGGACAACTCAGACAGGAACGTAGGTGCTGATCACATCGCCATCTACGTCGGCAACGGACAGATCATCGAGGCCGCACGTCCCGGGACCAATGTCCGCATCAGTAATCTGTACGACCAGTCCCGCGCGTGGGGCGTTCGTCTAAACTCTTGAGGAGGCCGTCGTGAGTCCAGCCGTGGACACTATCAACCAGCAGACCCTGGCGGAGCAGTTCGGGTTTGCCCTCACCGTTCTCAAGTCCGACCCGGAACTCAATAGTCTGTTCACAAGGGCCGTGGCGGGGACGTTTGACCAGACCCGGTTCAATGCCGAACTCATGAACACGGGTTGGTACAAGGCGCACGGGGAGACGTGGCGCAATGCCGCGGTCCTCAAGTCCGCGGACCCTGCGACCTACGCCACCAAGTTGGCCCAGAGCAGGGCGAGCATTGGAACCATCGCCGCACAGATGGGCGCGGCGATGGGTCCGATCACCTTGGCCCAGATGGCCGAGACGTCCCTCATGCTCGGCTGGGATAGCAACCAAGTCCAGGCCCACCTGGGGACGTATGTCAAGCACGTCAACGGGACCATGCTTGGTCAGGCCGGTCAGTGGGAGACGGAGTTGAAGGCGTACGCCGCCGACAACAACGTCAAGATTTCTAACTCCTGGATCGAGACGAACCTCCAGGGCGCATCCAGGGGGGCCCAGACTTTCAACGACGTGAAGGACAAGGTGCGGAACCTGGCAATCAGCGCCTATCCGAATCTTGCGGACCGGCTTCGGCAGGGCGAGACGGTAGCCACCATCGCGGAACCGTACAAACAGTCGATGGCCTCGATCCTGGAACTGAACCCCGAGTCACTGACCATTGGCGATCCCAAGATCCAGAAGGCCCTCGCCACCAGGGACAAGAACGGGGCTCCGGTAATGCAGACGCTCTACGACTTCGAGACCGGGCTCCGCCAGGACTCCCGCTGGCTCAAGACAAAGAACAGTCAAGATGCGGTAATGGGGACGGCAAACAAGGTGCTGAGCGACCTGGGACTGGTGGGTTGACGTGGCTAACTACACTAGAGACCCGGGTACGGGTAGGATCTATGATGTCAGCACCGGGGTTCCTCGTTGGATCGGGCCAGCCGAGTGGGCAGCGGTGCCCGCGAGCGCCCGGCACTACGTCTCCCAGCCAATCTCCATCGACCCGTTCGGAGGGTTGACTGGGACAACCCGGGATTCCTATGTCGCCGTCACCGCCCTGCTCAAGCAATACGGTCTGGAGTCCCTGGCGCCCACGGTCCTCGGCCTGGTGCAGCAGAACTACTCCTCGGACACGGTGACCTTGCTCCTCCAGGACACCCCCGCATACAAGACTCGCTTCGCGGGCAATGCCGCTCGGATCAAGGCCGATCTCCCGGCGCTGTCTCCGGCCGAGTACCTGTCGGTGGAAAGCCAGTACCGCTCCGTCATCTCGGCGGCCGGTCTGCCTAAGTCGTTCTATGACCAGCCGAGCGACTTCCAGTCGTTCATCGAGGGCGATATGTCCCCGCAGGAACTGAACGACCGGGTGCAGTCGGCCTCGGCCCTGGTGAACGCTCAGGACCCGACCGTCCGCGCCGAGTTTGCCAAGTTCTACACGCATGGTGACATGGTGGCCTACGCATTGGACCCGGTACGTGCGGCCCCCATCGTCGGCCAGCAGGTCCAGGCGGCTCAGGTCGCCGCGTCGGCTGCCAGTCAGGGCCTCGACATCAACGCCATGACGGCCGAGCAACTGGCCGGTGCTGGCGTCACCGCCACCCAGGCCCAGCAGGGCTTCGGGAACGTGGCTCAACTCCAGCAGGTCTCCAGCAAGTTGTCCGAAATCTACGGTGGCACATACACCCAGGACCAGGCTATCCAGGAGACGTTCCTGGGTAACGAGTCCGCAGCCGAGAAGAGGAAGCGCTTGGCGTCTGCCGAGCGTGGTCAGTTCGGCGGAACGTCGGCAGTTGGTGGCTCGTTCAGCGCAGCCGCGAACAGTCTAGGTGTGAAGAAGCCTGGCGCAGTTTAGCCAGATGGGCGGAATGGTTTAGGCGGGTTCGATTCCCGCACCGTCCACTCCGAGATGGACCAACCGGCCCCATCCCGAGTAACCAGCACCGGTAGTAGGAGCCAGACACCCCTCCCCTGGGAATGCCTGCGGCCTGCGAATAACAGATAGGGAGACGCCCATCATGGGTGAATACGATGAGGAACTCGACACCACTACCGAGAACGACTCGCCACTGGTAAAGCAGTTGCGAAAGATGGTGAAGGATCTGACAGGTAAGGTTCACACGGCCGAACTGGCCGCTCGTGGGTCGATCCTATCGGATGCCCTTCGCGGTAAGGGCGTCCTGGACGCGAAGAAGATCGCCAAGGCTGTCAAGTTGTTCCCGACGGATCAGGCTCCCACTGAGGAGAATGTGACCGCATGGATCACCGAGTATGGTGACCTGTTCGGTGTCGGTGCAGCGGAAGCGGCCCCGGTTGCGGCGGACGATGGCGAAGAGCCAGCGGCCGAGCCGACCGGCAAGGGCGTGGACCCCGCGGTTCAGGAACAGTGGAGGGCCGCTCAAGAAACGGAGTCGGGTGGAACAGTGAATGCGGCAATCGGGGCAACCGGGTTGAAGCGCGAACTGGCCGACCTTCGGAGCAAGGACCTTTCGTTCGGTGAACTCATCAAGCAATTGGGTGGGCGCGACATTCCTGTCGGCTGACCCTCAACCTCCTAACGCAATGAAGGAGTGTCATGGCTAACGAAATGACCTCCATTGTCGCTGCTGCTGGTCTCGGTACCGAACTCGTCCAGGATGCGTATGACCTAGTGGTCCGCGCTGCCCTACACGAGATCCCGTGTGCCCGGTCCATCGTGGACTCACGTCCAGGCAACCCGGCAATGAGGGGTTCAAGCATCACCTTGGAGAAGATCAACTTCTACACCAAGGCCGATGTCCTCGCGGCGACCCAGCCGCTCGCGGAGGAAACGGATGTGGACGCTACTCGCGCCCCCGCCCCGACCCCCGTCACGATCACCCCGGACG